ACGGGACGCTAAGCACATCATTCGCAGGTCCGAATTACGTAAGTCCAAAAGGTCTTACGATCGTGAAGCTCTACGGCAGCGTCGGTATGCCGCAGGGTTGAATACCAATACAGGAAAGAAGAAGTGATGCACGTAGGCGCGCGAGTAGTAGGGAAGTTGTGCGAACACTGTCTGAAACCGGGAGGGTGCGCACCGGATGACAGCCGTCAGTTTGCCGGGAAAGTGCTCGATACCGGGAAGTGGTCAAGCGGCACTGATTGGGTGTCTGTCAAAGTCACGCATTGCGAGTCAAACCCCGAACTTATCGGCGAGGACATTGTGACGCTGACTGACCGCATAGCAATTATCGACTAGGAGTGACGATGGCACAGTCAAAAGCAGATGCGTTACGAAATGCTGTAAACGCAACACTCAAATCGGATGCGTTGGTGTCCGGTAGCGACAAGCGGTTCATCACCACATACACATCGACGGGTGTGCTCCCGTTTGACATCCTGTGGCATGGCGGCATCCCGCGTGGCCGGTTCATCGAGATATACGGCGACTGGTCCACGCTGAAGTCGTACATTGCTCTGATGTCCATTGCCAGCTTCCAGAGATCGGGAAAGGTCGCCGCACTGATCGACACAGAGCACTCGTTCGATTCCGATTGGGCACGATCATGCGGTGTGGACCTGGACGACCTCATACTGCTGCAACCGTTGTCCGGTGAGATCGCGATGGATCACGCAGAAACTCTGATCCGGGGTAACTGCGATCTGATCGTGTTTGACTCGGTGGCCGCGATGACCCCGCAGGCAGAACAGTCGAAACGGTTGGCTGGTGAGAACGTACAGCCCGCTCGTATCGCGCAGTTGATGTCTGCTGCACTACGCCGGTTGATGACGGCCAATACCGATTGCTCGATGATCTGGGTCAATCAGTTGCGCGTGAACGTCGGAGTCACGTTCGGATCGAATGAAGCACTACCAGGTGGGAAGGCTTTACCTTACTATTCGAGTTTCCGAACCTCCATAAGGAAAGTTGGTAAGTTGACGGAGCCTATCAAGGTTCACGATGGAGAGAAGTTCGTCGACGCCAAGAAGCAAGTTGGTCAGAAGTTCAAAGCGGAGCTGGTGAAGTCGAAGCTGTCACGTCCGTTCCAAGAAGAGTTCTTTACCTGGGACTTGCGAACGGGATCGCTTGATCTGGTTGGGTACCTGATCGCCAAAGGTATAGAACAAGGTTTGGTAACTCAGAAAGGCAACACATGGTCTTACGCAAATCACAAAGCGGTGGGGCGCGAAAAGTTCAAAGCTCTGATCGCGTCCGACGCAGACCTCGCTCTAAGCCTCGAAAACGAGATTCGGAAGGCGTACGACATACCAGAGGTGAAACGCAGGACGGCCAAGCAACAATCGACGTCACTTGGCACCAACGCACAAGGCAAGAAGAAGGTCGTCACTCGGAAAAGGCCGCTGCGAAAGAAGTAGGGGCAAGGCTCCACCCAAACAGCGGAGCGGGAAGGATCAAGTGGGATGGTTCTAATGAAGAGGCCGTCTATGAGTTCAAGGACGCGGGTAAGTCCTTCACCCTCAATGGCACATATCTTCTCGAACTTTTCAAACACGCAGCTCGCCAGGGCAAAGAAGCGTTCCTCGTCGTCAAGTTTGCCAAAGCGGGCATCGTTGTCGAGTGCCGCATACGACGAGATAACAGTGTGGCGAGTAGTTCGGGAGACTGAGCTACACGGAGACTGCTGGGAAGCGACTGGGTTTGCCTACCGTAGTGGCAAGGGGTATCGCGGCACTAAGTACAGAGGTAAAGATTGGTATGTTCACAAACTGATGTGGCACTTGTTAGTTGGCCCGACTGACCTTCCGATAGACCACCTGTGCGAGAACAAATCTTGCTGGAACCCCAGGCACTTGCAACCTGTGACTACGCGAGTTAACTCGCTACGTACCAAAACAACCCTAGCGGCTATCAACTCAGCCAAGGACAAATGCCCACAAGGTCACAGGTACACGCAAAGCAATATCCATCGCAACACAGGAAACGGTGGGCGAGCTTGTCGTGCGTGCATGGACGACAGAAACGCTGCTCGCCGCAAGAGCAGGGACGCGAGATGAACTGTAAGTATTGTTACAGGCCGGTTGAGTTTGATAACTCGATAAAGAACTACGTTCACGCCGACACTCAGGGGTTGACGTGCGACAACCGAATCAAGAACGTCAATGCCACTGAGATGACGTTCGCCGAACCGATCCGAGTACCGCAATGACACCAGCAGAGATACTTACCAACGCCCAAGCCGAGATCGAGATGGACGAGACCATGACCATCGAGGCATGCCGGGAAGGTGGTCAGTTCATCGTAACGATGTCTTCGGTAGAAGAGAAACGGATTGCTGTCGGTAAGGGTCGCCGTCTCAAGGCGGCATACGCCAAGGCACTGAACACATGGAACGGAGATGAAGAGAATGGTAGTGCGCGCTAAGACACCGGGGCAGCTCTCTCTCGATCTGAACATTGTCCCACCGTCGTTGAACGAGATCATCGGCAACTGGAACTCGGTGAAGGGACAACATTACCAACATCTCAAACAGGCCAGTGTAGGGCAGCTCAGACGACGCGTTAGGAATCTTCGCAACGCAGAAGAACATGAACAGCCATTGAGTACTCGTCTCTGGAACATGTCCAAGGGGTACAGCCGGTGGAACAAGTACGAGCTAGCCCGGACGGTCATGGTGATGGAGTGGGAGATCGAGAACTACGAGAAGACCGGGAAGGTTACTGAAGGATGAGTGACAGTGGAAACTGAAACTTGCACCAACTGCCTTGAACAGTGTTACCCGGATGAAGAACATGTGTGGGTGCATCTGATCGACAGCAGCCCTGAGTGCCCCGAAGACCTGTCGCCGGGAACAATCGCGGTGCCGAGATGATAGGTGGAGGTGAAGTTACGTGTCGTTGTCGATCGCAAAGCTCGTAAGGCAAGCACACAACGTTGACACCATCGTCACTAGGCCAATCAACGAGTGGTTGCTGAAACATGGCGATGACGCGCATTCTCCGAGCGTTGTGGACTACATAGCCGCCCAGATAGGCACACCGCCCAGAATCCGTTCAGGATCGTTCTCAGGGGCCGCTGCGGGTATGTGTCTACGCCGTCAGGAACTGGCGTACGCGGGAGTGGGCGGTGATGTCATCGACCCGCAGCTACGGAACATCTTCAATGACGGGAAGTGGCGGCACCTCCGATGGCAGGCCATGTTGCTCGAAACGGGAATCATCACCGACCCCGAGTACCTGGTGAAGTGGCCCGAGATGTTGTCGCGCGGGTCTGTCGATGCTCGCGGTGAAGTTCCGATGGATCACCCGCGTCAGGATTGGCGGGGCAAGGAGTTTGGTCTGGAACTCAAAGGCGTGTCCACGTTCCAGTTCGGGGAGATGTCCAGGAGTGGGCCAAAGCCGGAACATGCCCGGCAGATACATCACTACTTTGTGCTCGGTGGATTCGATCTGTTCAGTTACGTGATCGAAGACAAAACGACGCAAAACTTCGCCGAACATGTTATAGTCCCAGACAAGAAGCTCATGATTGAGGCAGAGAACGACATCATTCAGCTTGCTAAGGCAGTGAAAGACAAGAAGCTCCATCAATTGCTTCCCGATTGTCAGAAACGAACAGGAGAGGAGTTCAGGTCATGTCCCTACGGCGGGAAAAACGGCCCTTGCGTCGCCGCGCTCACAAATCCACCAAAGCCGTTTCGTGGAACCCGGTAGTTGGTTGGCCGGAGTACGAGGTCAGTGACGACGGTCGTGTTCGCAGCGCAGTGACCCGGCAAGGTACAAGTGCAGGGCACGAACTTCGGCAGCATCCGTTTGGGCACAAAGGCAAATATCGTGGTGTGACCTTATGGCGAGATCAACAGTCCGAGAGGTTTGCTGTTCATTGGCTTGTACTCGAAGCGTTTGTAGGTCCACGGCCTCCGGGCGCAGTTGGTCGTCATTACGACGACGACAAGAGCAACAATCACTTGTCTAACTTGCGGTGGGGCACCTATTCCGAAAACGCGCAAGATCGTGTGCGCAACGGACACGATCACAACGCCAACAAGACTGAGTGTGGTTCATGTGGCAAGCCATTACCCGGCAAGTCCAAGGATGGTAGGCGTGTATGCCGTTCGTGTGCTCGTAAACGCAATTCGACATGGTGGCAACAGAACGGTGCACGGTATCGCGAAGCCAACCGTGAAAAGATTCAGGGCAAAATAACTTGCCCGAACTGCGGAAGAGATCGCACGAAACAGAACATGGCAAGGCCCCAACAAACAGAACGGTGTAGGAGGTCAGCATGACTGAACACAAGCGGATCAAGCGGCGTCCGGTTGCTCGAAAGGTTGGTGAGAAGAAGCACCGGGGTAAGCCAGGTGGCGGTCTCCGGTTGCGAGCCATTCGCCTTGGTGAAGGTATGCCGTCCATCCCTGAGATGGAGAATGAGCTGATCGACATGACCAACGTCCTGATGGGCCGAGAAGATGCGCCGATCAATCACGGAACCATGTCGTTGATGGAGGTCGCGGACAGTTACTTCGCCCGTGCATCCGAGATGACCATGTTGCTACAACAGGCCGAACGCGAAGGTACAATTACGAGGGGATCAGCGCACTACAAGTTCCGTACCGGAGAGTTGAGGACGTTCATGGAAATGGCAAAGCGAGCGGCGGATTTGGGAAGTCGTCGCCTCACTGATGAACAGCTTCAGCTCGAACGTGAGGCGCTGGGTCGTGAATCCCGATGAAGTAGACAACCCGTTGTCATCTATCGACCCGGAACAGGTGACCAGGGGCATGCAGAGTTTGCAAGAAGCAATACGCGAACTCCCAAAAGCGATTGAAAGTTTCGTGGGAGAGGTCGGCAACTTCAATCGCAAACTTGCGGAACTACCCGAGAAGATGAAGCGAGCCAGACTCGTCAGGCAGTACGGCTCCGAGATAATGAGTGAGGACAGCATCATGGCACGACGTGCAGGGATTGCAATCAAGGCGAAGAAGGCGAGCACAATCGCCGACAAGACACATGCGCGTGAAC